ACTTTGGCTTTGCACAACGCTACTTGGAACATAGATTACGCTTGGCGGCTACCTTGGCAGCATTTGATGGTAGGGATACTATAGATATGAATGACAGTTTTGCCAGCCTGGCCCTGATGGAATTTTATATTGATCAACGAAACAATGTAGAGTTCCAAGCAGATGCTAGAGATCCAGAACAGAAACGCATTGTTGAAAATTTAATAGCATGGATGCGTGATAAGTCATGGTCAGGAACTAAGAGAGAGTTTAGTCAGTATGCTCCGTATGGTGTTCAAAAGATGGATGATGATCAGGTATTACGAATTTTATCTGATATGGTATCAACTGGTGAAGTTGAGGTAAGGGCTGTTGGAAAAAGAAAGGAATTTCATATAGTTTGAGCCTAGCAAGTGTAGTAGCGTTTTACTACACTTTACTACACTTAGTGTCCAGAATGTGAGCAAGTGTAGTAAAGTGTAGTAAATTAAAAAAGCGACTTTACTACACTTAGTTTGGTAAAAACAGCATTTGATATACCGCTAGATGCGAATTAGAGCAAGTGTAGTAAGTGTAGTAAGTGTAGTAGGTGGCTACACAAATACAAGCGAATAAAACAAGTGTTCTTTCTTATATTTTACTATTTTTACTGGTATTTGCATATATGCTTACTACACTTACTACACTTACTACACTTGCTGAAAAAACAAAATTATGTTCACATATCCCTTAACATATAAAGATGCTTTAAAAACGCTTAACAAATTCCTGTCTGACATGGATTCTGGAGTCCAGTTTGACAATCCTATTCTGGTGCAATTGTATTGGGATCGGGATCAAGGCTTATGCACAATAGTAAGACGAGATCCCAATTCTGATGATATTAATGTTGACATGCAAGACAGCGTATTAGAAATAACCTATCTGGATCCAGAACTGGAATTTATTCGTAAATTACAATGTTGAATTTTTGAAAAGGAATCAAGTTTTATCATGTTGAATATTAATCAAGTTTTATCAGAATTCATTGACACTAGCACATTAAACTAGTATACTAAATACACTTGTTAGAGTTATGTGGTGTGGCTCTAGCAACGTGTGTAATTAAATCCTGGAGCCCCTTATCGTGAGATACGGGGTTTCCTTTTTTATTAAATAAAGTTATCCTACTACCTAGGACCAGGCGGCCACAGCCCAGTCAACGCCATTGACTAAAAGTGGCACTTTTACGGCTGTGATCTCATCTTTTTCGTTACTCTAGGTAAGTATGTGTATAGATTTGGAGATTGTATAGAAATGAAAACACAACCACGCGGCCTGGTTAATCCGCCCCATCCTACAACTTATCGTCAAATAGAAATCCTGGGCAATGTCACGGACATACAATGGATACCTCAACGCATTATGAGTTCAGCATTTGGCGAACAAGATCTAGCACACAGTGAAATTAGAATACAAGATCAACTCAAAGGTATTCAGTGCTTGGACACACTACTACACGAAGTTACACATGTGGTATCTGACTTACTACATTTAGAATTAACAGAACATCAAGTTCATAATTTAGGCATGGCATGGGCACAGGTATTCTTTGCCAACCCAGAACTACTTGGCTTTATTGCTGAAAGGACACAAGAAGAAGATGAACGAAGAATCAAACGATAAACCTCACGGCAAACCTGGACCACAAACTGGGCACACAGTAGAAATTACTAAACTTGCCAAAGTGATTGGCCGCAACAAGATACCTGTGTGCTTTGACGAAGTGGAGCATTTAGCGTCCTTGGGTTGCACTGATAGAGACATTGCCAACTATTTTGGTGTCAAAGAAGATACACTACGCAGAGGATTTGCGGAAAATCTTCAGATTGGGCGGCATAAACTTAAAATCAGTCTGCGTCAAGCACAGTTACGAGTAGCATTAGAAGGAAGTGTTCCTATGCTGGTGTGGCTTGGCCGAAATATGTTGGCTCAAAACGAAACCGGAACTACCAGTGATGACAAGCGTCCGCTACCATGGACAGATGATATAGATGAAGACACCATAGATGATGAACAGGAAGAACAAGATGCTGATACAGAAACTTGATGATTATGAATTGCGGATTGCTCTGGCATGGTTAAGCCAAGAAGAACTACATCTTAAGATCACAACAACTATTCTAGATGGAGTTACAGGCACAACACATAACCGCAGTTACTTTGTGAGTCCTGAAGAGGCTATGCGTATTGCTGACCACATTAATGATGTGCTATGCCGTTAAGTGCCAAACAACAAGAGATTGCCGACTGCGAAACTAGATTCCGTGTAGTGCTGGCTGGAAGGCGTGGAGGCAAAACATTCCTTGCCATGCGTGAGGTATGTCGCTTTGCGTCAAAGCCAAACAGTGTTGTGTGGATGTTGGCCAATAGTAGACAACAGATTAAAAGTCTATGCTGGACCAAACTTAAAAAGAAACTAAGCAAGTTAAATTGGATTGAAGACACAAATGAAAGTGAACTTACAATCAAACTCAAGAACAACAGTCAAATATGCCTGAAGTCTGCAGAGCAAGGAGATAACCTGCGTGGCGAATCAATTTCATTCATTTGTGTGGATGAGTTTTGCGATATTGATATTGAAAACATTTGGCATCAAATCATACGCCCCAGTTTGAGTGACAAGCGTGGACATGCCTTATTCACAGGAACACCCAAGGCAGGCAATCAGGCTGCCAGAGACTTGTATGATAATCATTTAACAAAGCCAAACTGGGCCAGTTTTAGTTACACAACAGCAGAAGGTGGCTTTGTAGATGCAGATGAGATTGCTCAAGCCCAGCAAGACTTATCACCTAAAGTGTTCCTACAAGAATATTGTGCGAGTTGGCAAGTATTTGCTGGAATTATTTTTGGAGAATTTGGCGAACATAACATTCGTGAAGTGCGTAAGCCCACTGAAACAGAACCTGTATTCATAGGCATGGACTTCAATGGCACGCCAATGAGTGCAGTTATTGGTCGTCAAACAGCCACAGGCATTGAAGTGTATGATGAGATCTATCTTGACAATTCAAACACACAAGAGATGATTGATGAGATTAGAAGTAGGTATCCGCGTAATCCCGTCACTGTGTTTCCTGACCCTGCTGGAGTTCAGCGTAAGACCAGTGCTGGTGGTAACACTGATATCAAATTGCTTGAGATAGCAGGCTTTACATGCCGTTATCATAGGCAACATCCCCTGGTTCGTGATCGCATCAACAGCGGCAATAGTTTGTTTTTTAAGAGACCAGATGGAAGCACACGCTTTTTTATTGATCCACGCTGTAAAAAAACCATTGCTTGTTTTAAGAACTGGGCATACAAACCAGAAAGTTTACAACCTGACAAGGACAGGGGCTGGGACCACGGAGCGGATGCCAGCACATATTGGATTCAGTATTCATTTCCAATCACCAAGCCAATACCAGAGAGCCGTCCACAACGATTTGGACACGCTTTAGCATAAATAATAATTCATAAGGAATAGCATAGAATGGATTTCGTAATATCACAAGACTACGCAGAAGCGGTTTCTGCCAACGCATTACACAACCGCAACCGTGACAGATGGACTTACTATCTGAATTCCTATGTGGGCGGTGAGGATTATAAACGCGGACAATATTTGACACGCTATCAACTTGAAAGCGAAGCAGAATACACTCAGCGTCTTCAAGTAACTCCTTTAGAAAATCATTGCCGCAGTATCATTGCCACTTACATTAGTTTTATGTTTAGGCAAAGCCCTGCTCGTGAGTTTGGCTCATTAGCATCAGAACCTAGTCTTAAAAGTTTCTTAGAAGATGCTGACTGGGAAGGTCGCGACTTAGACAGTTTCATGAAGCAGGCCAGCATATACGCTAATATTTTTGGCCATTCTTGGATTGTGATGAGCAAACCAGATGTTGGTGCTGTTACCCGTGCTGATGAGATTGCACAAGGTGTGCGTCCATACTTGAACTTGATGACGCCATTGGCAGTCACTGGGTGGAAGTGGGCTCGCAAATTAAACGGCAGTTATGAATTGGTATATCTCAAGTATGTTGAAGACACCAATGATACTGTCACAGTTGTCAAAGAGTGGACAAAGACTGAAGTCACAACAACAACCTTGAGTGTCAAAGAAGAAGCCATTAGTGATCGCTTGATTGAACTCAACGGCCTGGGAATGATTCCTGCGGTGATCTTGTATGCACACACAAGCCCAGTTCGTGGCATTGGCTTGAGCACCATCAATGACATTGCTGATGCACAAAAGTTTATCTTTAACATGACCTCAGAATGCGAGCAGGCGGTAAGACTTGGATCGCATCCGTCACTTGTTAAGACATCTTCAACTAATGCAGGATCTGGTGCAGGCAGTATCATTGAGATGCCAGAAAATCTTGACCCTGCTTTAAAACCGTTTGTGTTAGAGTTCAATGGACAAGAGATTGGCAGTATCTATACAGCAATCAACAACACAGTGAGTGCCATTGACAAGATGGCCAACACAGGCAGTGTTCGTGCCACAGAAGCCAAACTGATGTCAGGTGTAGCAAGAGAAGTAGAGTTTGCTTTGCTTAATGCCCGTCTAAGTGAACAAGCAAGTAATATTCAACTGGCTGAAGAACAGTTATGGCAATTGTATGCGGCTTATCAAATGAGCACATGGGATGGCAAGATTGAATATCCAAGTAGTTTTGCTATTCGTGATACACAAAATGATATTGATCAGTTGAGCAAGGTGTATGACAAGGTTTCAGATCCAGCAGCCAAGTTAACAATTGAACAGCAAATGTTAGAACTTGTTGGAATAACACCTGATGATGCTGTAATCACACACGACACCACTACTCCTGCTACACAAAGTCTACACATACAAGAAATGTTAATGAGTGGCATGACAAATGAAGAGATTTTAGCACAACATCCTGAACTTGATCTACAGGATATCATCAGTGCTGGAGAAGATGCCGTCAGGGCTAATAACAGCAACTAAATAGCATTGCGGGGGTTGATCGCCCCCAACATAACCATACTCTCATTTAGAGGAGAGGCAAAAGGAAAACAATGGCCCAAGAAAACATTGGCAATGTAGTGGATACTGATACCGCTACGGAAACTAACAATCAGGTGGAACGAACTTACTCACAGAAGGAAGTAGATGACTTAATGGCTCGCACTAAGAGTGCTGTGCAGAAAAAAGCATTGAAGCCTTATGAAGACTTAGGTGATCCAGATACTATTCGTGGTGTGCTTTCACAGCATCAACAACGCGAACAGGAACAGGCACTCAAGCGAGGAGAGTTTGATAAAATTATGGAGTCCTTCGCATCAAAGAAAGATGCAGAGATTTCCAAGCGTGATGCGATCATCCGTGAATTCAAAGTTGAACAACCTTTAGTAAACTTGGCAGCACAGTATCGTAGCGTAAACCCAGAACAGGTCAAGCAATTGCTTAAACCCAATCTGCGTTTGAATGAAGATGGTGAAGTAGAAGTTATTGACTCTAAGACTGGCAGCGTCAGGTATGACGACTCAGGCACTCCCTTAAGTGTGGACAAATATGTTAAAGAGTTCTTAGACGCTAACCCACATTTTACATCTGCTACACCTGCTACTACAAATACTCAAGGCAATGTCAATAAAACAACTGGTGCTCCAATTGATTTGAAATCACTAGATCTTAATCGTGCTGATCACAGGAAAATATACGCTGAAGCAAGACGCAACGGCAAAATTTAATTTTAAGGAAAATTTAAAATGGCTTTTAATACCTCATATGACTTAGACGCATTAGTAGTTGCTACCAAAGCAGCCACAGTCTACACAGCACAAGAAAACTCCCTATTCTTAGGTGGTGGTCTTATCCCCATGGTTAACCTACCTGCAGGTAGCAATTCCGCACAGATTCCAGTTATGGGTTCTGTTACAGCCAGCAAGTTGACAAGTGCAAGTCACGATGCTGAAGACTTTGCCGCACTTGGTATCACTGATACTAAAGTTACAATCTCTGCCAATATCTACGCCGCCCGTGATGTCATGCGTGACCTAGGTGCTATTGATCCATCTGAACTTGGCCGTGTATTGGGTCAGTCAGTTGCCAAGGCATTTGACAGTGATGTTATCACAGCAATGAATTCATTGACAGCAAGCACAGGTGACAGTGATCCAGTTTCAGTTGACGCAATTTTCAACGCAGTTGCACAAATCCGTGGTGCTGGTGAAATGGGTCAATTGTATGGTATCTTGAGCCCAG